ACACGAACCCGCGCCTTTGGTGGGTCGCGGGCGTGGCGCTGATCCTGTTCGGGATCGTGGGCCGCCTGATCGACCAAGGTATGACGCGCTCTCCTGCCCTCGTCGCAATCGCTGCGCTGTTGCTGGCCATGGGACAGCCATGGGCGCTCCGGATCGCGTATGACGAGCGCGCCGCGTCGGTCTACACCACGGCGGATTTCCTCGACGTGGCCGTGCCGCTGATCCGCAAGTGGGAGGGTGCGCACCGCTGCGCCGATGATCTTCGACTACACTGTGCCTATCTTGATCGGATTGCCGCGCCGCCTGTCTGGACGGCCTGCCATGGCGAGACGCGCGGGATCACGGCGGGGATGCGCTTCACCGACCGGCAATGCGCCGACATGCTTGCCCGCCGCATCATGGAATTTCGCGACGGGTGGCGCGGCTACCTGACGGCGGAAACCATCACGGAGCGCCTGCACGCCGCTCGCGAGGCGGCTTTCACCTCGTTGGCTTACAATGTCGGCGTGGCCGGTGCGGGGCGCTCCACGGCCACGCGGCGGCTCAACGCGGGCAATGTCGCCGGGGCCTGCGAGGCGATCGGCTGGTGGAACCGGGCGGGCCAGCGCGTCGTGCGCGGGCTGGTCAACCGCCGCGCCGAAGAGGTCGCACTTTGCCGCCTCGGGCTGGCCTGATGCTGCCGCTGGCCGCGCTCGATCCTCGCCTGATCCGGCTCGGGCTGATCCTGGCGCTGCTACTGGCGCTCGGGGTGGCGGGCCGGTGGGCCTTTGTCTCGATCAAGGCCATGGGCCGGGCAGAGTGCGAGGCGGCGCATCGGGCGGCGGCGGAGGCCAAACAGGATGAAGTTGATGAACACGCTCGCACGGTGGCGGCATTTGCGGCGCGTTTTGCCGCCGAGCGGGGAGAGCGAGAGCGGCGGGCACAGAGGATCGAGGATGAGATACGTGCGGACACCGGCGGCGCTTGCCGCAGCATTGACTCTGGCAGCCTGCGGCGGCTTTATCGGCGGTGGGGCGGCTGATCTCCGGGTCGCGCCCGTGGCCCCCGATATCGCCGCGCCATGCCTGCACCCGCGAGAGGTGGCGCCGGGCGGGGACTGGGAAATCTACGCCGGTCGGTTGGGCGATGCGTTGCTGATCTGCCGCACGCGCCACGCCGCCCTTCTGAGCGACCGCGAGGGGCTGGCGGGCATCGTTTCCGGTCGCGCCGAAAGGAAATCGCCATGAGACTCGTACTTGCCATTGCTGCCGCTCCCTGGGCCGCGTGCCTGCACACTTCTTGTCGTGATTGCGGACGGGGGTGCGTGATATGACTGTGCAACGTGACATAGACGCCGATACGCTGGCCGAACTGTCTCGCACCAGCGGGGCAGATGTCGTGCTCGGCTTCCTGACGATCACACACCCCAACCTGCCCGATCCGATCCGGGTGGTCAATGATGTGGTCGATTATGTCAAGGACGGCTACACCTTTGTTGGCGTGATCTATGAGTTCCTGCTACTGACCGACGACGAGAGCACGCCGAGCACGCAACTCAGTGTGCCGAACGTGGACCGCAAAGTGATGCAGGCCGTGCGCCGGTCACATGAACGAGCCAATGTGACGCTTGAGATTTGCAGCAGCGTTGACTTTGATCTCACCGTCACGCCTCGGCAAGAGATTGGCAGCGCAGCGGTGATGTATTCTTTCGCGCAGTTCAACCTTGTGGACATCGAGGCCGACGTGCAGACCATTCGCGGCAAGGTCATGTTGCGCGACTACGCCCAAGAACCTTGGCCAAGCATGACCGCCTCGCGCCGCAGGTTGCCGGGGTTGTGGCGATGACGTGGTATGCTGACCTCATCGGCAAGCCTTTCAGCGAGGATGACGGACTCGGCCCGCGCGCGTTCCATTGTTGGGGATTGGTTCGCCATGTTTACCGTGAGCGTCTGGCGATCGATCTGCCGACCTATGGCGAGATTGACGCGCGGAACATGGCGCGTGTGTCCCGCACAATGGAACACGGCAGCACGACATGGCCATGGGTGATAGGCAAGGTGCCCAAACCCTATGATGTGGTGCTGATGCGACTCCTGCACTCACGGCGCGTTTCTCACGTCGGTGTGATGATTTCCGAGCGTGAGATGATTCATGTCGAGGCGGCCACGTCCGTTGCCATTGTTCCAATCAACCACTACAGTGTTTCGGGTCGGATCGTCGGATTTGCGAGGCATGTCCCGTGGGAATCGTAGCACTCTATCAGGAACCGTATTCGCTCAATCGGCGGCGATATGTCCACACTGACGGCCTGACAGTGGCCGAGATGGTGGCGCGCTCACCGGGATTCCCCTCCGAGGGCGGTAAGGTTTGCATCGACGGCATTGAGGTGCCCCGTGCCTTATGGGGGATGATTCGACCCAAACCGGTAAACCGCGCAGGTCGGTCTGTCATTGTAACTTTGCACGCACCGATCCTTGGTGGTGGCGATAGCGGTAAAAGTGTGTTCGCCCTCGTAGCAAGTTTTGCCGTCATGGCGCTTTCCGGTTTCATTGGCGCTGGCGGGCTCGGGGGCTTTTTCGGCAAGAAAGCGGTATTGTTCGGCATCAAGGGCCTTGCCGCCTCTGCGCTCGGAACGGCCACGGCCATTGGCGGCGCGTTGCTGATTGGTGCATTGACCGCGCCGCCTTTGATCGACAGGAAGAACTCGAACAGCGGCGACATTCGTAATCCCGGCGCAGCGTCAGCAGACGGCAACCAGCTTGCGCCGAGCGGACCAATACCGCGCGTCGTCGGTATCCGAAAGGTTTTTCCGCCACTCGCGTCAGAGCCTTTCACGTATTTTTCCGGCCCAGATGAGGTGGTCGAAGCAGCATATATACTGGCCGGTCCTCACAGCATGACGGATGTTCGCATTGACGATGCCCCCGTCGCCGACATGGCCGGTGTGGAAGTCGAGGTGCGCGAAGGCTTCCCCGGTGACGCGCCGATCACGATACTTTCGCGCCAGTCGCGCACCGACTTGTCACAAGAGGAGTTGCGCGGTCACATTGTGGCCGACGATGGTGTTACGCTTGAGATCAACACAGCATCGCTCGCCGATTCACTTCCCTTGCCGCTAACTGCCGTGTCGCGCCAAGAACCCGACGAGGTTCAGATACAGATCGTCTTTCCTCAAGGTTTGCACAAGAACGCGCTTGAAACGATCAAACTGCGCGTGCCTTTCAGAATACGCATCCGTCTCGTCGGGGAAACGTCATGGACTGACCTTCCCGAGTTGCATTTTCGTGCGGCCAATATCAAACAGATGCGGTCAACGATCACGCTGCGGTGGACGAACGACCCTGACGACGCCGCACCGGACGCCGCGCCCGGTGAGGGCTACACCGAGGCGCGCATATCGACACCGGCACAAACCAAGGCACCGTCAGCACCAGCATGGTCAGCGTCGTCCTATTTTGACAAAGGCTCGGGCGCCGAGTTCATGGACTCGAGCAACCTCGACTCGACCGCAGTTCGCCGTGTTGCGATGACGCGCTACGGTGTGACAATGATGCTTGACGAAGCGATTTTCCCGCGCGGTCGATACGAGATAGAGATTCGTCGCGGTCAGGTCTTTGACGAAGCCGACTACAACAAGACAGCTTACACGCTTGGTGGTGACGTGTATGACTTGTTCGGGTCATATGGCACACCGGCGCGTGTGTTTTTCAATCGAGACCTGGTTTCTGACGCCGCCTATGTTCAGCGCGTCATCAGCGTTTGGGACCAAACACCGTTGCCGACTGACGATTTTGCAGTCGTCGCTGTTCGAGCCAGCAACCGACAGATTAACCGTCTTTCGGTCCTTGCAGGAGGCTATGTGCGCGACTTGACAACAAACGCCTGGATCACGACGAGCAACCCTGCCCCGCATCTTTACGACATATGGCAGGGGCATTTAAACGCAGATCCTGTCCCTTACCAGATCATCGACCTCGACGCCCTACTTGAATGGGAAGCGCACTGTGACGCCGAGGGATACGAATGTAATGCGTTGATGGAAGATCAGACCGTGGCCGATGCGGAGCGTATTGTCGCGTCGTGTGGCTACGCAAAGCCGATCACGTCCGACCGTTGGAGTATCGTCATGGACCGCGACCGGAGCGCAGAAGCTCCGGTGCAGATTTTCACGCCTCGCAACAGTGCCAACTTTCGCATGTCCAAGGGTTTTGCCGACGTTCCAGACGGGTTTTTGGTGACGTTCCGTGACGAAACGCGCGAATATGATAGCAATCAGATCGTGCACCCCCCCGAAGCCGCCGACAGTGATTTTATCGAACAGATCACTTATGAAGGTCTCGTGCGCGAAGATGAAGTGCGACGACGCGCGCAATTTGATTTGGATCAGGTCAGGCAACGGTCAACTTTCTATACTATTGATGTCCCGACCGAATCCATCGTGTGCCGTCGCGGCTCACTTGTTGGTGTCAGCAATGACGTGTTGTCTGGCGAAGCCGGATTTTCTCGTATCGTCGGTTATAAGGTTGACGGGGAAAGCGACGTGACCGAGATACATCTTGACGCAGAGGTTCGCGTGACCAACGAGGGCGATGTTCAAGCCGTTGCGGATATGCGCGCCGTTCTAAACATGCACGCTCTCGGATCTCCGACCAAAGCGCACATCCGGCAAAAGAACGGTTCGATCGTGACCCGCACAGTCACAGGGGCGACTGGTGATCGTTCAGTCATTGTCCTTGATGCGCCGGTTCCGTCCTCTCAAATCGGACGTGACACGTTGGTTGCAACTGGCCGGTCGCGTCCCGACTTTAACCGGATGATTGTCTTCGCCATTCGTCCCCGTCCGCAACTTATGGCCACACTGACACTTGTGGACGAGGCACCAGAACTTTGGAATCCGGCTTGACCGGACGCGCGGCGGGTCGCTAACCCGTCATTTCGCTAAACATGAAAGTCTAAACGAGTCCCTGAATGAAACTTCCCGGCCCAAGTGGCCGGGTTTTTTTCATGCTTTGCAACAGAAACCCGTGTGTCGCATACCTCACTCGTCATCTTCAAACACCCCTCCCGTGTGCTTCGGCACGTTGCGCCCCATATTCCTCATCGAGCAAACGCCTCAGTGTGGATATGCGTGCCGATGTGTCGGGCATCTTGCTCAGTGCGGCACGAACATGTGCCTCGGGGCTCGCGCCTAAGCGGCATAGGGGCGGCGTCGGATCGTTAACGTCCCATCGCAGGTCACAAACGTGGCAGAACGTCTCGTCACCCTGACGGCGTGCGGCGCATCGGGTCATGTCGGCATCCTCGTCACCAGAGTCGCACCCGGCAGGATCACAGGTGCCGGTCGGCGCGTTAGCTTATTCACGGCGTCAGTCAGTGCCTCTTGGCACGTTTGACCCTTGCCGCTGGCGATAGTATCGCCGCCGCCGACACGAAATGTGGCGAAACGTTTGTCTGCGGTTACGCTACGACCAACAAAGACGCTATGCATCACGCCGCGCTCAATCATGTCGTCGATCTCCCTGAGAACATCAGTCATCGTTTTCCATCCTTTCTGCGCATCCTGCGAATTGCACGGTTCATCATCTTGGCGATTTCCTGGACTATCTCGCGCCGTTTGGCGTGAAGATCAGCAAGCCGACTCTTTTCGCTGCCGGTCAAGTGTTTGTGCCAGTTAGCCATTTGTCAGGCCAGCGTCACGTTCGCGCCACGCCTTATAGGCAAGAAACGGCGCAACAACAAAGCCGACAAGTAGCAGATTGAGGACGAACAGCAAAAAGGCATACCCCCAAAACCTGTGCCACATGAAATATATCGGCCCAAACAGGAATGCCCAAAGCCAAGTCGTTTTGGTTGACGATCTCATTTTTTTCCCTTCTTTTGGTGTCAAGCGTCACGAATGGCAGCGCAAAAAGCGGCACCGCGTTCGCGGTCGGGATAGTCGGGCGATCCCCAGTGTGCCATGGCATCCGCGCGACTCTTGAACAGGCGACAACCCGCCGCAAACCATTCTGCCTCACCGGCCATGATTTTGCGCAATTCGTAACCGCGATCGTCGGTGTAGATGACTGGAATAGCGGTTCCCGACAGGTCGAGCGACCTGCCGACCGACAGATTCTCGGGCAGGCTGGTGATAGCGCTCTCCGATAGGTTGAGTGAATCGCCGACCGACAAATCCTCTGGCAGGCTAGTGATGGCTGTCTCCGACAGGTCGAGCGACCAGTAGACCGACAGACCTTCGGGCAGGCTGGTGATAGCGCTCTTCGATAGGTTGAGCGATCCGCCGACCGACAAATTCTCTGGCAGGCTGGTGATAGCGCTCTCCGATAGGTTGAGTGAATCGCCGACCGACAAATCCTCTGGCAGGCTGGTGATAGCGGTTCTCGACAGGACCAGCGACCTGCCGACCGACAGACCCTCGGGCAGGCTGGTGATAGCGGTCCAAGACAGGTCGAGCGATCCGCTGACCGACAGGTTGTCAGGGGTCACACCATACATGGCGAGGGTTTTCCAATCTGAGTCTTTCATTCTGCCTTCCCTTCTTTGAGATAGGTCAACCATACAGCGAAAAACACTACACGTCAATAACCAATTTTTTCGCCTCGTTGATGTAGTAATACCAATTCACGTTGTCCCATCGGAACGCGCTAGCGTCATTGACATCCGTGACGGTCCATCCCGCCTGAACACCCATCTCGCGATACGCGGTCTGGCCTTTCAGCGGCGGCATATGCTTAATAAGTGGAGCGCCATCGGTCGAGACATAGTAGCGAGTCGTGTTCTGCACGCGCCGGTCGCCGTGCATCAAGTAGCTGCTGCGCGGCACTTTGACGGACAACATGAAATCCCAAGGGTCGCGATGCGCGAATATGAAGTCCTCGACGGAACGCCCGTGGACCATTGCCGCTTCGGCAGCGCGCCGCACGACCAACATGGAGTGGTCCTTGTGCCAAGGTCGCTCGCGAGTATTCGGGTCATCCAGCGGCGTGACGTAGGCGTAGGCTCCAATACGCTTGATTCCACCGTCATGCTTCACAGCAATGTATGAGTTTACGTCCCTTATATGCATGGTATCATACTGCGCGGATTCCAGTTCCAGGCCAGTGTGGTTTTGCCAAAGCGCGCAGACTTGTTTCATCCACTCGACCAGCGACTTGTGAACCCTCACAGTCAGGCCATCTGTGTTGATCTGGATCATTTGAATGAGGTCGGTCTTAGTCGTCAACCACTCGGCCAACATGCAAAGCATGAGTTGCCCGTTGATCGTAATGGCCATGGTGTATTGAGGGTCGTAGAACGGGCTGTATTTGTTGTTGCTGTCCCCATAGACACCGTTCAAGGCTAGCTTGAGCATGGCGTTCTCGGCGGTTCCCTTTTTGTATTCCTGCCGCATACCGTAGACTTGCCGGTAGATGTCGCAAAAAGCCGTCGAGAGATGCGCCGGAAAAAACCCGTTGCTGATTGCCAGATTTGGATAATACGACGCCACGTCCCAGTCCCAAATTTCATATTCGTCGCACTCACGAACCGTGGTGCTATTGACCGAGCCATGAATCCCGCCCGTGCCGAACACATAGGAAAAGCCGTTGATCGTTGCAGACAAGTTTTTGAACACGCCTTTGGTTTCGACGGCAGACTCGGTGCGCAGGTCATCAACCTCTGGTTTGGTCAGCACACGGTTTTCCAGATAAGTCTTGATCCGATTGAACTCCGAGTGCTGAAAAACCACACGGGGGCTTATGACATCACGCAACGCAATCTGGTCGCGGCGGGTCTGTTTTGGCTGTCTGCAACCATTAATCCGGTCATAACAAGGCACACCGGCCCGCCTCAGTTCGCGCTCGAAGAACTTCTTACCGATCTTGGTGTCGTTCATGTTGAGAACGTCGCCCATGTCGGGATACTTGGCGGCTAGTTCGTCTCGGAATTTTATCTGGTCGAGCGAGTGAAGGTAAAACTCAACCGTTTGCGCAACGTCGTGGCACATGTAGGTGATGATTTCGTCTTTCTGCTCCGAAGTGGTCGGCTGATCTGGCGGATACGGCAAGTCAACGACTCGATCAGCGCGCATATTGATTTCCAGCTTCTTGAGGCCAGTCGAGCGCGCCATGTTATCAAAGTGATGTATCTTTAACAGATCGCCCTGTGTGACTATCCGATCGCTCGGCCAGATGTTGTGTTCCCATCTGTTTCGCGAGCTAATGATGCGGTTTGCCTTCTCGTGCGCGTCAAGAGCCGAAAACTCGCCGTCAGCGTGAAATCTCTTGATGCAATGATCCACAACGGGCCAGTCAAAACTCTCGTTGTTAAAGCCGAACATGCGGGCTCCGGCATTCTGTAGCGCGTAGACAAACGCCACGAATTGCGCCGATTGGTTCACACGTTCCGAGACTTCAAATATAAAGCGCGTCCGCGTGGCGACGTGGGTGATGTCCACACAGAAGATGTCAAGATACGTTTCGATGTCATAGACGTAATCTGTCTGAGGAATATTGGCCATCGCTCTCTATCTCTTCGATTTATCCCGCGCCCCAAAGCGGGACGCGGGTAACGGTGTGGCTATTAACTACCCGTGCCGGGAAGTTGCGGCATACCCTGCAAAATGGCGGGGTAGGGCGATGCAGTCTGCGGCTGCGCAGGTGCGGGTGTTGCGACAGGCACCACCGGCGTAGTGACGGCAGAACCCGTCAGATGTTGGTCCGGGACACTGGGCGCCCCCGGAGCGCCCTGACCAAAAGCCGCGCCGACTGGCGTGCCTGCACCGATCGGGCGCGCACCTGGCGGCAAGGCCATGGGCGCTTGCGTTCCACCAAAGGCCGCCTGCGCATCAACACCAACATTAATCTCGTCACCTTCCGCAACAAGCTGGATTGCCGAGGGGTTCATATAGACGCCCGCCTGATGGTTCTCGAGTCCGTTCGGCGTGATGTTCCCAGCCACACGCACGAACCAGCCGCGCTTGATGTTGGTTGCAGGGATTTCCCGATACTGCGCGTCAACAGTCGTGACTGGGAATTTGGTTGAGAAGTAGAACACGAAGTGGCCACGGGTGTTCTCGTTGACCTGACCCTTGCTGTTCGGCTTATCGCCGTCTGCGATTTTCATCGAGTAGTCATTGAGCGTTTGGAACCAGTTCTGGACCATTCGTAGCACATGCGGTTTATTCGCGTATTCCTGCGTCAGGAACTGCTGGAAGCCGCCGAGCAACGTCTGCATCTCAGGTTCGTCTTTGCGGAAAGCCACACCGAACTCAAACCGTTGATCGTCAGGGTCAATTGCGCGACCGTCGTTGTCCTTGGTCCGCTTCTCGGTAATGCTGCCGGAAACAAAACGACCGACGCTGTTTGTAAAAAAGTCATGTTTGTTGGCCATTGTCTTACTCCTTGGTTGATGCTTTGACGGCCCACATCGCGCCGTCCTCGATTGCAGTTTGTGTGAGCCGCAGCACTTCCGGGCCGCGCTCACGATCGTTCATCAAGTTTGGTTGTCACTTTCCTCCCTTTCCAAACAGTTTCTCATAGTAGCCTTCTGGCACTCGTACCAGCTTGGCTTTCGTGTTAGGCGTCTCGGTCAAGACCGACACGATTGCGGGGTTCGCACCGCGCCGTTCCATTTCTGCGGGCGTAACCATGCTGTCACCCTGTGGGTCGATCCCAGTCAGCATCTTGACGGTCGCGGCCTTCGCCTTCCACCGACGCTGCCCCTTGCCACTATGACGCATCCAGCCCGGTATGCGCTCACCTTTGGCAATGCGGGCCTCACACTCGGCGTGAACGGCACGTTTGCGGGCCTTGAGCATATCCTCGGCCAGATCAAGAAAGGCCAATTCGTTCGCCGTCTCGACCGCCGTCATGTGCCGTGCCTGTTGCGCGATCATCCGGTGATAAACCCGATAGTTCTCATGGGCCACGGCGGAACACACCGCAGCGGCGGGACAGTATTCGCAGTGCGCACCAGGTGTGGCAATCGGGGCCGGGTGCTGCGCGCGCACACCGGCTTCCTCGATCCACTTGACACGGCGCATCAGTTCTTCGGGCCAGAGCGCGACGGTCCGATGCGTTCCGCTCGGGTGATAGGCTCGGGGCTGATATATGCCAAGGCGAATTTCGCGAATTGTTATGTTATAACGTGCCGCCCTGCGCAGTATCGCCCCAGCGTAGATCACGACTTGTTCCGCCAAAGGTTCGACCGGATCAAAACCGTATTTGAGGTCGTCCACGATAAGCAGCTTGTCCTTGACGATCGCGGTCGCGTCCGGTGTGCCCTCGATCATCTCGTTAAGCCGCACCTTGCGTTCCACGTCAATCTTGCCGCCGTAGCTGCGCACCGTGTCCACATACCCCTGGACGTGGCGGACCATCTCGGCGTCCACGATCCAACCGTTCTCGGGATGAACCGCGCCGAGCATGTTCCGGCACGTCTCGGCCTGACCAGTCAAAACCATCTCGGCCAACCACGCCGCGCAGGTGCCTTCCATCGCCGGTTCACTCGGCGGCTCGGGCGGTAGGCGTTCAGCCAGATACGGATACGCGGCGCAATTCGCCCATATCCCCGCCGCAGATGGTCTAAGTTGTATCATGTGTGCCGTCCTTAAACGCACCGGGCCGCGATGACCCGGTGCTGTGAGTAGTGTTTGGTATCAGACTTCCGGCTCGATCTCGCAGAGCAGCTTGAACAGGCTGGCCCGTGCCGTTTCGTTGGTCTGATAGATGTTAGCCGCCGCTGCTGCGTCCGAGGTGCCCGCCGATTTCTCGTAGAACCGCAACGCAGTCGGAGAGTCGATCTTGCCCGCCTCGAACATGCCAGTCAGTTTGCTGAATACACGGTCGAAACTGACAGGGGCCGGTGCGGGCGCGGCACCGGCCCCCCATGGCATGGTCGCAGCCGGTTTGATTGCGGAACCAGGCATGGCAGGTGCAGTCGGTGCGATGGTCGTCTCAACGACAGTGGCAGGTGGCGTAACATCGGCACCAGCGGCCTTGAACGCCTCGCGAGCGGCCTTGGCCTCATCGGCCTTGCCACGACGGGCCTTCCATGTGCCGTCTGCGTTGACGGCCTTGGTCTCGGTGTGCAGATCGGGATCATAGGGCATACCGTCCGAATCAACGTCCGAGTCGTTGGTCTGTTCAACCGGATCGTCGGCAGTTTCGGTGGCGCGGGTCTCGGCTTTGCCGCTGAAATGACGGATCATTTCTTCTTCGGAGTTGAACTCCATGGTGACGTGAAATTTAGGCATCGTGTCGTTCCTTTCATGGTTGACAATAACTGCTAATAAACGCTAACAGTGAAAGCGTCAACAGAGAAATGAACAATGCAACCGCGCTGGTATCAACAAAAACTGATGGACGAAACGAAACGCGCTTGGGACGCCGGTGCCAAGAACGTGCTTGTTGTTTCGCCACCGCGTTCGGGCAAGACGTGGGTAGCCGTGTGGCTATCCGAACCGTTCCTGCAAACTTCGGAACACGTCTGTATCATGGCGCACCGGCAAGAACTTATCGTGCAGATCGCCATGACATATGCGGAGCGCGGTCATTATCACAATGTCATCGCAACAAGCGACGTCATGTCTGACATCATTCATCGTCAAATCAAAGAATTTGGCAAGAGTTATGTGAGCCGCAACGGTCTGGTGACGGTCGGCAGCGTGGACACGATCAATGCTCGGGCGCACAAATTCGTTCAATGGGCCGCGCGCGTCAAGCTGTGGATCATGGACGAAGCGCATCACCTACTGGCCGATAACAAGTGGGGAAAGGCGATTGAACTCTTCACCTCGGCGCGTGGTGTCGGGTTTACGGCCACACCTGGGCGCGCTGACCGTAAGTCACTTGCCCGGTCGCAGGGTGGTGTGTTCGACGCCATGGCGAAAGGCGTCACGGCGCGTCAGCTTATCGACGAGGGCTATATCTGCGACTACGATATCGTGGCGCCGCCCGCCTCGATCGACCGAGAGGCGATCAAGGTCGGCGCGTCCGGTGAGTTCACTCAAACAGGGCTCAGCGCGGCCAAGCGCGACTCGAGCATCACGGGCGACTGCGTGGCGTCCTACCTGCAATACGCGCCGGGACAGCAGGCTATCGTTTTCGCCATGGATATCGAACACTCGCTTGAACTCTGCGCCGCATACGAGGCGGCAGGCGTGTCAGCATTTGCCGTAAGCAGCAAGACAGCCAAGGTGGTCCGCAAACAGATCATGTCAAAGTTTGAGCGGGGCGTGTTTCGCGTGCTGGTCAATGTTGATCTGTTTGGCGAGGGTTTAAACGTCAAGGGAATCGAGGTCGTCATCATGGCACGACCGACTCAGTCATATACCCTCTATGTGCAGCAATTTTTCCGAGCCCTCACGCGCGGCAGCGATAAGCACAAAGGCACGATCATCGACCACGCGGGCAATGTCGGATACTTCGGCAAATTCTACGGCCTGCCTGACTCCTATAACGGTTGGACACTAGAAACCGAGGAACGCGGGCGGCGCACGAAGCGAGACCCGAATTTGGTGCCGGTCACGACATGCACGCGCACCGAGCCGTTCGTATGCGCCAAACCATATGAGGCTATCCGTCGCGCTTGTCCCCACTGCGGCTATACGCCCGAACCTGCGTCCCGTGGCGGCCCGGAGTATGTTGCGGGCGATCTGATTATGCTCGACGCCGAGACTCTGCGGCTCATGCGGGGCGAGGCTGACAGGGCATTGTGGATGCCCAACCGCGAGCCGAACAATCCGGCAGAAACCGTGATGTTTCGCAATCAGAACGCCAAGGTCGAGGCCCAACGCGCGTTGCGCGAAAGCATATCACTATGGGCCGGTGTGTGGCATGACCGGGGGGCACCTGACAGTGAGATTTACCGTAGGTTCTGGTTCAAATTCGGCACCGACATATTAACAGCCCAGTCACTCGGTACGCGAGACGCGACCGACCTCAACGAAAGGATACGACATGATTATCATCACACCTGAACGCATCCGCGCTCTGAGCAACATCTCGCGTTGGTATGGGTGGGTCAAACGTCCGTTCTCGGTCTTAGATCACACGCTGGTTGGGTTCTATGCCTGTCAGAGCGCCATGACGAGCAAAGAACAGGCACGGGCTTGGTTGCTGCATGACATGCACGAAACACACATCATGGGTGACGTATCGACACCGGACAAGAACCGCTATCTGACGCTCGATTATGACGTCGAGGTGCGTGAGTTCGACGAGATGCTTTGCGACGAAGCGGGGCTAGGCACCGACTGGCGAGACGGGGCGCACATCAAGAGGATTGACCGAGTGATGCTCCTGGCCGAACATGAGACAATCGTTTCTGGAACTTTCTTGTCGGAAAGCGACATGAAGTTGCCGTCAAATGACATTCAACTCTTGGCCGAGGCGCAACACATGACACAAATTCACAGCGGGTGCGATGTTGATCCGGTCAAACGCTGGTCAATGGCCTGGCAGGAATGTATCTGATGATATCCGAGACCGCAACCCAACAGCAAATACGACTCGAAGCGGCCCGTCGCGGAACACCTCTGTTGCGTAACAATAATGGCGCGTGTCTCGACGACACAGGACGTATGGTACGGTTCGGTCTCGGAAACGACAGTGCAAGGATTTCTCGTGAGTTCAAGTCGTCCGACCTCATCGGAATATGGCCTGTTGTCGTCACGCCCGAAATGGTTGGCCGCACGATCGGTGTGTTTATGGCAGTCGAAGTCAAGCGGCCCGGTGCACCAAAAGACGATCGTTACCGGGCGCAGGAAAACTTTGGTCGATGGGTTGAACAGCATGGCGGTTTTTTCCGGTTTGCCGCGTGTATAGAGGATGTTTGGGGATGAGACTGTCAAGCGAACAGCGCCGCGCCGTGATCGTCACGTCAGCTTGCCGGATTGCCACAAGTCGGGGGCTTTGGGCGGTGACGCACGGCAGCGTGGCGGCACGTTGCACGGTGCCCACTTCGCTCAACACGGTGCGCCACTACTTTGCCACCAAGGATGACTTGTGGCGAGCGGTGCTGGTCGAGGAGTCCGAACACGAAGCGTTGCATCAGCAGGCGCGAGAAATGGGGTTTGAGGTATGATAAAACTCCATAACGCCGACGCGCGCGACGTGCTGCGGTCCACCGCCGACGAGTCCATTGACCTTATCGTTTCGGACGTTCCGTATCCGTGCACTTCGGGTGGCAACAAAGGAGTCAGGCGACCAACCGGGATGCTCGCTGACAACAACGGTCGGATTTTTGACCATAACGACATCAAACCGGAGGATTACGCAGCGGATATGTTCAGGGTGCTGCGTGACGGGTCGCACTGTTATATCATGGTGAATACGCTCAATTTGTTTCACTATCGTAACGTATTCGTGAGCACAGGTTTTCGGCTGCACAACCTGTTGATCTGGCGGAAACAAAATGCCACGCCGAACCGCTGGTATATGAAGAACTGCGAATACGTTCTTTTTTTCCGCAAGGGTGTGCTGCGCACGATTAACCTGCCCGGTTCGATGACGTGCCATGCGTTCCGCAACCCGACCGGCAACAAGTCGCACCCGACCGAAAAGCCGCTCGACCTCATGCAGTTCTATATCGAAAACAGCAGCGATCCCGGCGATGTGGTTATGGATCCGTTCATGGGAAGCGGAGCGACGGGCGTTGCGGCTGTGGCGCTCGGACGGTCCTTTGTCGGTTGTGAAATCGACCCGAAATATTACACCAAAGCGTGTCTCAGGATGGGAGTTATGCCGTGAAATGTAGTAAAGAAAGTCAATGCGAAGGCAAGGTGAAGTTTGACGATCCGCAGACGGCATGCATGGCCGCCAAGAGACAGCCGGGGCGCACGCATTATCGCTGCGCGCATTGTGGCAAGTGGCATGTCGGCAGGATGGTGAAGAAGAAATGACCGTTTATTACAACGAAGTCGATCCGTTCGCGGCCCAGTGGTTGCGCAACCTCATCTCTGCCGGGTGTATCGCACCGGGCGACGTTGACGAAAGGGACATCCGCGATGTTAAACCCCGTGACCTCTCTGGTTATACGCAATGTCATTTCTTCGCGGGCATTGGAGTCTGGTCCTACGCCCTGCGACAAGCCGGGTGGGCCGACGGCAAACCAGTGTGGACTGGAAGCTGTCCGTGCCAGCCTTTCAGCGCGGCAGGCGCAAGAGGCGGGGTTACTGATGAGCGGCACCTATGGCCACACTGGCACCATCTCGTCCGCGAGTGTCAACCTACAACGGTCTTTGGTGAGCAAGTTGCAAGCGCGGACGGCCTCGCCTGGCTCGATCTTGTATGTTCTGACTTGGAAGCCGAGAGATACGCCGTCGGGGCGGCGGATTTGTGCGCTGCGGGCAGCGCCTCGCACATCTCGCAAAGTCTCATCGGTCGAAGCCTTGTCGAACAGGCTCAATGGATGTGGCTCAACGAAACGGACCCCGCTCGAAAAGCTGTATGGAGGGAGTTTGCCGATTACCTTGGTTCCTTGGTCGTCGGCGCACCACACATCCGGCAACGACTCTATTTTGTCGGGCTGGCCGACGCCGACGACGCGCGATCACAAGGATGGGGTGAGCGAGGGGACGGTACCGGACAACGGGTTATTGGGTCGAGTGTGTTGGCTGGCGGGCTGGCCGACGGCGATGGCGGGTTCGCCAGCAACGGCAGCGTACAATGCGGCCGGCAACACCGATGCAAGCCGCAGAACCGTGAAGCTGATCGACTGGTCGAATGCGCCGCCCCCCGCTGGAGCCAATGCGACGGATAGCGTCTGGCGAGATCCTGACTGGCTGCTCTGCCGCGATGGCCGCTGGAGGCCCGTTGAGCCCGGAACATTCCCGTTGGCTCATGGGGTTGCCGGTCGAGTGGACAAGTTGCGCGCCTACGGAAACGCAACCTGTCCTCAGACAGCGGCGCAATTCATCGAAGCGGTGATGGGATGACCAATCAGCTACCGCCACGGTTCATCACCTACAGGCGTGAGTGGCAAGCCGACAAGAGCAAATGGGACAAGGTGCCCATCCCCGGCCCGCACATGACCTATGACGACGCGCGACGGGCCGTTGCAGGTCGCGACGGGCTGGGTGTCGGTTGGGTGCTTAACGGAGACGGCTGGTTTTTTCTGGATTTGGACAATTGCACTGACGAGGCCGGGGCGTGGACATCCGAGGCTCAGGCGTTGTTCCTGTCATTTAGTGGCGCGCTGGGCGAGGTATCAGTCGGCGGCAAAGGTCTGCACATCATTGGACGCTGCGATCCGTCGAAGCTGGCTGACAGACGCAACAAGTGGAATGGCGATCGTGAGTTTTACATTAACGGTCGTTTCGTCGCCCTGTCCGATAACGGGCTAGCACCTATCGGCGGCACATGGGTTGACCGTGACTGGACAGACCAACTTTTGCGCGTCGTCCCTGAACGCCCCTACCTCGGCGATCTGCTAGACGGTCGGGATCCGTCTTACACCGGCCCCGATGATGACGAAGAACTACTTGCTATGGCACTACGTTCCGGTAATGTGGCGTCACAGTTTGGTGCCGGGGTATCATTCCGCGACCTATGGGAAGGAAATGTTACGGCGCTCGCACAGAAATGGCCACATACCGGTGGGTTTGACCGCAGCAGCGCAGACGCGGCGCTGATGTCACATCTGGCATTCTGGACCGGCAAGGACATGCCGCGTATGGACCGCCTGTTCCGCCGCTCGGCCCTCATGCGCGACAAGTATGAGAAGCGGGCCGACTATCGGCGCGACACCATTCATGGCGCGGCGCGGCTATGCAATCGCGTCTATGACAGGTCGCGTATGGTCACGGGGGCTGCCGCTACGGACAACCGGGGGGAGGTGTTCCTGAGCGTGCCCGAGATGCAGCAGCATTTTGAGGGTTGTGTCTATATTCGTGACATGCACCGTGTCTTGGTGCCGGACGGAGCAATCCTCAAACCAGAGCAGTTCAACGCGACATACGGGGGGCACATGTTTCAGATGATGCCTGACGGATCAAAACCGTCACGCAAAGCGTTTGAGGCATTTACGGAGTCATCGGCTTGCCGGTTTCCACAGGCGAAATTTCCCATATTCCGGCCCGATCTGCCGACCAGCACGATTGTTGATGGTGGGGTGAACATTTATCGCAAACCGGATGTGGCAGTGCGGGCAGGCAACGTGTCACGATTCGAGCGTTATCTGAGCTTGTTGTTGCCTGACGCCCGAGACCGGCAAATCCTCATCTGTTACCTGGCCGCGCTCGTGCAAAATCCAGGCGTCAAGTTCCAATGGGCACCAGTGCTACAAGGTGTCGAGGGTAACGGCAAGACACTGGTGGCCAGTTGTGCGGCCTATGCACTCGGTCGGAAATACACGCATCAGCCCATCGCAAAGCATCTCGGTGGGCAGTTCAACAGCTATTTGGAGGGCAAGCTGTTCATCATCGTCGAGGAAATCCACATGGAAGGGCGGCGGGCCATGCTTGATGACCTTAAACCACTCATCACGAACCTTGAAATAGAGATTGAAGGCAAGGGCGTTGACCAGCGGATGATACGGAACACGACAAATTGGTTCTTCTGCACCAATTATGAGGATGCTGTGTTGAAGAACCGCAACGACCGTCGCTATGCAATATTCTTTACGGCGCAACAGTCGGTCGATGATCTGGTAAGGGACGGCATGGGTGGCGAGTTTTTTCCGCGCATGTATCACTGGCTGCGCTCGGAAGGCGGGTATGCGGCTGTTGCGCATTGGCTCTTGAACTACCCTGTGCCTGACGAGCTAAATCCCGCCGGGCTGTGCCACCGCGCTCCGATTACGTCGAGCACAGAGGCCGCTATCGGGAAATCCATGGGACCCGTCGAGGCGGAAATAACCGAGGCCGTGGAAGGTGGGGTGGCAGGCTTCCGGGGAGGATGGGTCAGCAGTAACGCATTGGCCAAGATGTTGCGTGACCGGGGGGTGCGCATCTCACGGATCAAACTCGCCTCGATCATGTTCGACCTCGGATACTATGAATGGGGCCGTGCACCACGTGCTGTGATGTGTGAGGACGCCACGAGACCAAAGTTGTGGTTCAAGGGTGACCCCACCGGTGTGGACTTTGAGGGCTTTCTCTCAGCACAGGCGTATTACGGTTAATTTGCCGTCTCGGATGCGCGTTCTGATTTCCCAACCATCCGGCTTGGCTTGATGCGCTGCGACTTGCAGGCGTTTTACGTCGGGCTGGAACGGATCCCAAATGTGGACCTCATCGAAGGGGGCTTGCAGGTAGGCGAGCATTGTCGCTCGGATGCGACCCGTCAGTTTCGTTTTTTGAATGCCAGGCACATCAATACCTTTCTCACATCAGACTCGGACACGCCCTCGACGTGCAGCATAGTGCGACACATAAGGGCATCGTAGAGCGTGGCAGACACCATGTCGAGACCCATGGTCGCGTGGTGTGCGTGCAGGGTGTGGCGTGTGGTCGCCTCGTTGATTGCCACATAGCAGGGTTGCGTGGTCGGGACAAGGACGTGCCCGTTCCCGAGGTTGTACGGACCAGGGTGCTTCGGTAGATACGCGAAGCTGCCGATCACTTGGCGGTGGGTGTTCAAAATAATCATTTCGGTAAGTTATCATAACTTATAGCGATAACAAGCCCAAACGTAATTTTTACGTAAAGTTCTTAAAAATTACGGAGCGTGTCACAAGCGATGCCGGTTTTGGCGTTTGCTCGTGACAGGATTTTCCCTTTGTTTTCAAGTTATTAGCAAAATCCTGTCACAAGCTGTCACAAGCGGACGCAAGGTTGTGACAGGATTCGTCCTTTGTTTTCAAGTAGTTAGTAGAGAATATATATATATTTATATAAAATACACAATGTTTAGCGGAGGAACGTGTTTGCGAAGAATAATATTCCGTATTCCAGTTTTCTAGGAACTAAACCAAAAAAGTGCTCGCTAGGGACAATGTTGATTTTAAACGATTTTTTCTGTCACAAGAAAATGGCCATTGATTTTGAAGGGTTTTTTCGGACAGGTTTGTGACATCGTTGATTTTATACGGTTTTTTCTGAGGGTTGCATATGGGCCAGAAATGCCTGATATTTCGACCGGGGAGGGTGTGGCCATGATGACCTTCGACATTACGCATGATCTCAACGAAGCGATGCGCGACGTTGACGATTTTTTCTGGAACCAGATTCCTTTCGCTTTATCCGGTGCGATGAATGACACGATGTTTGACGTGCGCAAGCGTATCGTCGAACGGACCTACCCTGCTGCCTTTGATGTGCGCAACAAGGCGTTCCCTGGGCGCCTCTGGCGCGTCACGAAGCGTGCCACCAAGGTAGACCTTGAGACGCTGCTGACTCAGACACTCGACAGAGGATATATCGAGAACCATATGTTCGGGGGAACCAAGCGCCCGACCGAGGGGAGTATAGCCGTACCCAACAAGGGTGGGCTTAGAACCGCAACGGGCCGTATCCGGGCCGCTAAGAAACCCTTGCGCATCACCAACGCCAAAAACACGTTTCTGATGAAGGGCAAGGGCGGCGAGAAACGGTTTATCATGCAGCGCAAGGGCAAGGAACTCGAAAAGATTTACACCTTTGCGAAACAGGCGACGATTAAGAAACGGTTCATGTTCTACGAGGATGCTTTCGACGAGACCGAGTTGGTTTTTTCCGGGCATTTGAACGACCGCATGAACCGCGCTATCGCCACATCTCGGTTTTT